TCCAAATAAAATCAAATTCTTTATAATGGTCTAATAAATATTGGTGAGCATCGGTAACTATTACAATATCATTTGGAAAACGCTCTTTATATAATCGTGCGGCTTCGGGGTCAAGTTCAATAGCAGTAACTTCAATATCACTTTTAACCTCATTCCATTTATATCGGTTGCCTCCTAAACAGGCATATAAGTTTAATATTTTCATCGTATCAATAAACCTCCAACAAAACCCAAACCGAAAGCTGCAATACCTACCTTGCGAGTTCGTTTTAATTTCTTATCTAACTTAGTAATTAATAAGCTATCTTTAGTATGCCTTAAATCTTGCATAGTTGCTTTCTCTTGCATTATTCCAGTTAGTTCGCTATAACTTATAAGCTGCGTTTCTTGTCTTGTTATAATGCCTAAATTAAAGGAATCTATTTTTAAACATTCAGCGTTTAATTCTGCTAAATAACTTTTGCAAGTGTCAGGTGCATCTTTGTATATTGTATCGTATTTAGTTTTATACTTTATAACAACCTTTGGGCGCAGCTTCATTAAACTATCAATAATTAATGAATCCTTGTTGATGTGGGTTTTAATGCTATCAATACTTTTGTCCAATACGCTAGGTGGTATTTGTGGCGGTCTACTTTTACCTTTGCAAGTCATCAATAATGCCTGGCAAACCAACGCTATTATAATAGTTGGTAATATTAGCTTATAGGCTATCTTTTTTAGTATCTGTTTATCTTCGTTTGTCATATTAGTCTTGTTTGTTTAGTGAGTTAATAAATGAGTTAAAATTTTTTATATTATCAGGCACTCCATATCCTCTACCACTATTAAAAGCATTTTCTAAATCTTCATCTGTATATTTCTTTTCAGCCATATCTTCTTGGCATTGAGTGTAGCCATCTATATATGCAAGTATTTCAGATGATGATACATTATTACAATATTTTTTAAATAACTGTTCTATTTCTTCTTTAGTTTTCATTTTTTACACATTTTACAAGTTAATTGATGCCATTTATTTTGAATATAAATGCCTAACATAATTAGTGCAACTATGGGTAACCCAATGGCTACCCATATTCCTATCCAAATGTAATATAATATTCTACTCATTCTCGTTTAAATAATTTAATATTGATTGCTTTCTTAGTTTCAATTTTTCCAATTTAGATTTATTTATCTCTAAAATGTTTGCTTGTTGCATGATTAGATTATCTAAATTATGTATCTCAAAGTCTAATTCCTGTATTATTTCGGTGGGGTGTTTGTCTTTGTTTTCCATATTGTTAAGGTTTTCTATTAAGTAAATAATCAATTAAGTCCAGGTACCAACAAAAGTAAACTGGACTTAATATTATGTGGGCTAGTAGTTTCACTATTTTATTTGCAAGTTGCGGTTATAACTAATTGTAGCCCCTGTTACTATCTCGCCATTTTTAATAGCATCTTTAATAGCTTTTTTATCGGGCGTTGTTACTGTTTTGGTAACCATAAAGCAAGCATCCAACTGGCTCTCATTCGTAATTTCAACGCTTTCACTATTCCTAAATGATAGTTTAATTAGTGGGGTTTCAATTTTTTCAACATCGTATAACTGCATGGCCGAAGATACTGTATTTTTTAATCGGTCGGTTAAATTAGATCGTACTTTCTTTAACTTGTTAAGTCTTGCGATTTCATTATCTATTTGCTCGCAGTCATAGTCAAGCTGTTTTATAACGTAGCAATAATCAATAGCTTTGCTTTGTAACTGCTCTTTATTAATGGTTAATGCAGTTTCTAATTCGGGAGTAATCTCACCTTCGTTATTTATTACTTCTGCAATAATTAACTGAAATTCGTTTTGGATTTTATAGATTGATTGGTTCATTGTATTTAATTTTTAGTTGGTTAATTTCATTATTTAATTTAGTGATAATTTGGTATGCAGCTTTAACATATTCCTCAAACTCTTGCTCTAGTTGTATGTATCGGTTTGCCAATTCCAACAACTCATTTTCTGTTATTATTTCTTTATTCTGCATTGTAGTTCGTTTTTAATTATTTCTAATTGTGCCTGAAAGTTACCGATTAAGCCAGCAAGTTCAAATACTATTTCATCAAATGGCTTAGCCATTGCAGCATCGTATCTTACTTTATTTTCTGCTTGGTACTCTTCGATTTTCTTTATTATATTTTCCATATTATTTATTTTTTAGTTGTTTTTATTTAAAATTAATTGATAAGCTCGTGCCATTGTTTCGTTAAATTCTTCCTCAGTAATCTCATAACTGCCTTTTCTAAAAGTATTAAGTTGACAAATGCGATCATATCCAATAGAAGCACTTTCTATACTTTTATCTGTATTTGTACAAGGAAAATATTCAACCCTAATCTCAAATTTATCATTTAATACTTTGTATGAAAAAAATTCATATCTACGGTAGTGAGGGAATGTAACCTCAAATGTTTCTGTTATTTCAAATGTGTGTTTTTCCATTTTATTTAAGTGTTAATTTTAATTTATCTTTTAATTCAATTACTTCTTTATTTGCTTTCTCTATTGGATTTAAAGCCATGTAAACGCTTTGTAATTCAGCAAGTGTGCTAACTACTATCAATTTACTTTTGGCGTCTTCAAAGTTAGTTTGTGGCTTAATAACCGTACTTTGCGCATCATCATCGTCAATCTCTAAAGATAATAAACTTGCTAAAGTGTATCTGCGAAAATAAGTTATTGCAGATCCAAGTTGTTGGGGTGTTAAATTAATAGGCAAACTAATAACCGTTTCAATTTTCTCACCAGTTTCAAAATCAATTATCGTGGTGCCAACTCCCTCTAAACTAATCGGCTGTATCAATATCAATCCGCATTCGGTTAGTAATGGTTTTACTTCGCCTAGTATTTGAGTTAAACTAGCGTAGGTATTTTTAAAGTGTGGATTTTTACTATCCTTTTTTATTATTCCGATTTTCTTTTGAAACTCTAATAATTTTGTGTTAATTGTTGTCTTCATATTATAAATAATTAAGTGTTTTTAAATGAATTTCTGAAAGTTCGCTTTGAATGTCGGCAATAAATCCGCTAACCGTATCGGCTTCGTAAATGTTAATACTGTTTTCGTGGTAACTGTGATCCACTTTCCACTTGCTGCTTAATTCAATTTTACAGGTGAATTTAACCTCGATGTAATTTTGTTTCTCAATTAGCGTAAAGCGTAAATCTTTGTCACGCTCTATACGTCCATTCTCGATTTCGTACAATTCAAATGTAGCATCTAATATGCCCTGAATGTAATTTTTGTTGATTATCATGTTAAATAAAAAAGCCTAACTGCTGAGGGAAGCAGAAAGGCTGTTTAAAAGTTATGCTAATTAGATGTTGCAATCCCTCAATTACAACTTAGCGTTTACAAATGTAATATTTATTATTTACATAAAAAAATTTATTTTTAAAATGGTAATTGATCGTTGTATGAATCAGCAATTGCATCTTTAAGAGTATCACTTAATTGTACTTTCGGCTCAGTAGTCGTAGGCTTAACAAATGGCTCCTGAAAGGATGCGCTAAAATACTTGGTGCCTTTAGCAGATTCCTTAAACCATAATGAAATTTCCATTTCTTTATCGTTTACTTTTACAGTGCCACGATAATCCGGCTGGCTTTCTTTTGTTTTGTTGTTTTTAAAGATTGCTCCTGAGTTGTTTTTTGTTTCCATTTTTTTATTTGTTTTTTAGTTTATTAATTTTTCTTTGTTTTCTTGCGGCTTGGATAATATGGTTGTGTGTATCTGTTAACTGCTTTCTAAAATCGCTAGTGTTTTTACCGATCATTCTAACAGCAGTATCAAAGATGTAACCGCATTCAATGTAGTAAGCCACTAACTCTACTTGCTTGTCTAGTTCTACTTTAAAAGGGCTAATGTGTAGCTTTTCATTTGGCTTGTTACTTTCTATCCATTCGCTAGTACGGTGCATCATTACGGTAAATAAAAGGCTACTACTACCGCAATTTGATGAGTAAATTAACTGGTCTTCGAGTGATTGAATTTCTTTTAGCATATTAAAAAGGGCATTTAGTTTTTAGTTTATTTTCTTTAATTGTTTTCCAGTCTTTTTGTATTTTTTCTTTTATAGCTTGCCTAATGAATTGACTAATATTAACATCGTATTTCTTTAACTGTTCAAAAGCATAGGCTTGTTGCTCTGTTATTCTAACTTTATGAATCTTAGTCTTTTGCATCGTTTTGTGTGCCTTTTAGTTGGTCTTATCGAGTAGTTAGTAGCAAATTAAAAACCGCCAACGCTCCTATGTTTAATAAAATCCACTTTCTAATAAATCTCTTAATTGGCTGGTATGTTTTTCAAACTCTTTGTACTTCATATTATCAGAATTTTCTCTTATGCGAAGTATCTCACAAAAAAATCTTTGAGTTCCATAATTTAATTCATCAACTTTTTTTGCTGTTTCTTCCATTGAAAATTTAACCTTATCATCTTCGTTTAGGTGTTTGTAAAAATCTACATTTCTCATATTTTTTTTTATTTTTAGTTATTAATTTCTCCCCTTTGGTTTTATCAGCTACTAACATAGGGTTGGCAAAATGCCGCTTCAAGTTTGGTGCTAAATATTGAGTTATCGGTTAGCGGCACTATCGCCAACCCTCAGCCGTTATATTTTACTTTTAGCTTTTAAATATTTAATATAAAGTTCAAAATTAAAATTGTCCCACCACTGGGCTTTGATTATTGTTGCGATTTCCATTCTCTATACATTACGTTAATAATTGATATGCAGGCGATTAGTAGTATTAAAGGTATCATTTGTATGTTTTTAAGTAGTTATTAATTTTCTTTTTAATTCTCAGTCTTAATTCTGATGGCTCAATTACTTCGTGTGCCAGGTTCAACAATTCCGTTTCTAAACGGATCGGATAAACTTTTGTTTTGGGTTGTTTGATTTTCATGTTTTTAGTTATTGTTATCTGTGTACAAATGTATACACTATTTAATTAATAACCAAATTTATTTTTAATAATTTACATAACTGCTTGATTATCAATGTAATAGTTTTTTATATAAATGGGGTTGCAGGGGGTTGCGCAACCGCTAAATATATTTTTATTGCAGAATGATGTAAAGTGTAAAGTGTGTAAAGTAAAAAATAGTTAATTATCTGATTATCAAACCTAATGTGTAAAGTAGTTTACACTTTACACAGACTAAAAAATAAAAGTGATTCAGCTAAAATAATTTAAAAAAACTAAAAGTGTAAAAAGTGTAAAGTTTACACATTGCATTTGATAATCAATAAGTTACGTTAAAAAAAGTGTAAAGTAGCGTGTAAAGTTGTGTAAAGTAGGTTTACACTTAAAATATTTATTTTTATCATTTTGTAATTTGTATTAAATTATTTTGTATATTTGTAAAAGTTAAGGCATTGTGCGATGCTATCATAAATTAACTAAGGATTTAAACCCATTGCTAAGGAGCGCACACTCCAAGGCATGGGTTTTTTTATTTAACAAAAATCATGATAAAATTAAAAATTAAAAACTTAAACGAATTTTTAGAAATTGAATTCCCTAATCCTTTTAAAATTTTAAACGAATTAGAACAAACAATTAAAATTAATAAAATTAATCATTGTGTATTAATACCTTATAAAGATGAGGGTGATGTAATTTTTGATTTATTTAGTTTAGTTTTAGATAATAAATATTTATATAATTCAGATTTTATTGATATGGATTTTGATGAATTGGACTTAAATAATTTTAAAGATGTAATTATGATTTATCAATATTCATCTGCAGTAAGTTAATTATGATAACATTAGAAAGAGCAAGGCAATTAATAGACAATAATTTATCTTTAATTCCAATAGGTGAAAATAAAAAACCTTGGATTAAGTGGAAGATACATCAAACTGAATTAGTAAATAAAGATATATTTTCTAATTATTATAAAGATGCTGCAACTAAAGGAATTGGAATAGTTACTGGTTATGATAACTTAGAATGTATTGATGTTGATTTAAAAATACTTAATTCATTAAAAGAGCAACAAGACTTTTGGAATGAATATATTAATTTTTTAAAAGATAATATTGATGACTTTGATAATAAATTTGTTATTTACAAAACTATTAATAATGGCTATCATATTATTTATAAGTGTAAAAAAATAGAAGGTAATAAAAAGTTAGCTAAGTTAAAAGATAGTCCTGAAGCTATTATTGAAACTCGTGGAATTGGCGGTTATATATTTGTTTATGAAAATCAAATATCAAAAAAATCATATACCGATATTAAAGAGGTGTCGGAACTTGATAGGCAAGTATTAATTGATATATCAAAGATTTATAATTATGTAGAGGAGCAGCCACAACCTAAAATAGACAATAGTTATAACGAAACTAAAATAACTCCATGGCAAGAGTATAATGAAAAAACATCTATTTTTGATATTATAGGAAGTGATTTTAAAATAATTAGAACGCTATCTGATAAATATATTATTAAACGTGACGGTGGTACTTCCGCTCATTCAGGTTACATTTATAAAAATAGTGGTTGCATGTATTTATTTACAACTGGAACTATTTATGATAACGAAAAATTAATAACTCCATTTATTGCTTATGCTACTAAATTTCATAATAAAGATTTTAAAGCGGCTGCAAAGGATTTGTATATTAAAGGGTTTGGATCACGAATAATTAAAGAGCCAAGTGAACTAAAAGAAAAACCAAATATTGTTTTAAATGACTTAATATTTCCTATTGATATATTTCCTACTACTATTCAAAATTACATCTTAGAGTGCAATAAAACATTAAATAGTTCTATTGATTACATGGGTTGTTCGTTTATGTGGATGTCAAGTGTTATTATTGGTAATTCTTTACAGGTGCAAGTAAAAAACGGATGGGTTGAAACTACTACTTTATGGATGGCAATTGTCGGCAAAGCTGGATTAGGTAAAACTCCAAGTATATCAAATATTATTTTTCCTTTAATGAAAGCGAATAATAATGAAGTTAAAAAATATATTAAACAAAATGATAAATATTTATATTATTTGTCATTAGATAAAGAGGAACGCAAATTAACTGAAGAAATTAAAAAACCTTTAAAAAATCAATTTATTGTAAATGATATTACATTAGAAGCACTTGTTGATTTGCATGAGGAATCAGATAACGCAGTAGGTGTGTTTAAAGACGAACTTGCCGGGTGGTTTAAAGATATGAATAAATACAGAGCAGGTTCAGATTTAGAGTTTTGGTTATCTTCATGGAGTGGTAAATCAGTTAGTTTAAATCGTAAAAGTACAAAGAGTGCTTTTGTTGAAAAACCTTTAATACCAGTTTTAGGTGGCATTCAACCAAGTATATTTAGCACGTTTTATACTGAAGAGAATAAAGACAACGGATTTATAGATAGGATGCTTTTGTCTTACCCTGAATTAGAAATTGATGCGTATAATGATAATGATATGACTAATGAAATACTTGAGTGGTATAATGCAAGTATTATAAATTTTTATGAATCAGTTAAAAATCAATTATTAAAACGTAATATTGAAATGGATATTGAAACGCAAACGGTTTATTTTTCAAAGGATGCGAAATTAGAATGGATTAGAATATTTAACCAAATTACAAATACTCAAAATTCAAATGATGAAAATGAATACATGAAGTCTATGCTGCCAAAACAAAAAAGTTACATCCCACGTTTTGCACTTATACTTAATACTATTGATTGCTTTTTTAATGATAAAACAACTATTCATTTAATATCAAAAGAAAATATACTAAATGCTGAAAAATTATCTAAGTATTTTATTGCAATGTCAAAAAAGATTAAAATTGATAGTGTTGAAAAATCAGATATTAAGACAGTCATAAACGAAAATAAAACAAAAACAACTAAAGAAAAATTCATAATTTTATATAAACAAAACCCTAACTTGAATAAAAAAGAAGTATCTGAAATGCTTGGAGTAACTCGCACTACTATTTATAACTTTATAAAAGAAATTGAAAATGAAAAAGTATAATTTAAAAATAAAATCAATAAAGCAAGAGCCTGATAAGTATGGCAATAAAATTATAATTGATAAAATCGGCTTATATGATGAAAATAACAAATGGGTTAAATGGGTTAAATTAAATGACGAATTAATAAATATTTTACTTAATAATCAAATAGACATAATACTATGAAAATAATTAACATTTACACAAAAGAGGGAGTTCAATTGATTGACTTTGAATTTAACGGACATTTTAATACAATGCCTTATAAAATATTTAAAAAAAAATACAAATGAAAAAAGTAATATTAACAATTGCGGTTGCAGCTTTAATTAGCTCCTGCAAGAAAAAAGAAAGTAATGAGCCATGTAATTGCGGAATCGTGCAAAGTGATAACGTGCAAAATTATTCCGTAGTTATTCAAAATGAATGCAGCGGTAACAATAAAGAATTTGTATTAAGTTCGGGGGATTGGATGAATGCTCATGTAGGTACTAGATATTGTATAACAAATGTAAGTAAATGGTAAAGGCTTCTTTAAAAATGCTTTCAGACCTCCAACATGCTTACGCTTGCGAACGTACTCGTATGCCGGCTAACTATGTAGTTAAAACTAAATACAACGATACAACTGCAAACGGATTAACAAAGTGTGTAACTGATTACATTAACTTTATAGGCGGTCAAGCTGAAAGAATATCAAATACAGGTCGGTATATTGATGACAGCAAAATAGTAACCGATGTACTTGGTAACCGAAAAAAGATAGGTACAGGCAAATATATTAAGGGGCAAGGCACCAACGGAACTGCTGATATTTCTGCAACTTTTAAAGGTAAATCTATAAAGATTGAAATTAAAATGAAGGATAAGCAGTCCGAAGTACAAAAGGAATACCAACAAGCTATTGAGCGTGCCGGTGGCATTTATTTTATTTGTCATACCTTTGATGAATTCTTAGAGAAATTTAATACATTTGCTAATCAATAAGGACCAACTGATAGTCATAGCAGCAACAAGCCGAATGTTAATTGGATTGACTGCAAAGCTATGTAACCATCGGGACATCCAACATGATCTATTCCAAGAGTTTCTTTTATACCTTTGCGAGAAACCCGAAGAGTTTTTGATTGACAAAGTAAACAAAGGGCAATTTATAGCGTACTGTTCAAATGTTTTAAAGGGGATGAACTCGGACCGGCACAGGGCAAACAAACTGATTAACACAAAGAACCCATTAGTTGAGCGGCATAATGATTTTGAAGTAAATTTTGATTTATGCGAGGAAAGTTATAACTTTGACATTGATATGAAATTTGAACGAACTGTTAAATTTGCTAGAGAGCAACCATTTAAAGCTGAAATACTATTTAAGTCAGTGGTTACTTCAACCAGGGAGATAGCTAGTGAACTTGGAGTTAATCAAAGGAAACTCATATACGAAAACAATAAATTTAAAAACGAAATAAAAAACAAAATAAAATGAACGAAACTTTAATTAAACAAAAGGATTTTATTTATGCAGTGGCTCATGACTTAATCCGCCCTGACAGTTCAAATGATAATGTTAAAGAAATTTTAGCAGCCTATCATGGTATTGATGCAACCGTTGAAACGCTTGTTGAGTGTTCGACTTGCACAAATATTTACAAAGATGCTTTTAAAATTATACTAGCCTATCTTAATCAGAGTGAAGAAGTTAAACCTAAAAGTAAAAAGTAATGCCGTTTAAAGCTAAATATACATTTGATTATGAAACCGAGCCTACTCCAAAAGAACGCTTAAGGGTAGGTAAGGAATGTGAAAAGAACTTAAAACTAAATGTTAAAAAGTATAAACCGATTGAAAGGCAAATACTTTATACCAATAACATTTTAATTATATCTATAACTTATGAAGGCAAACATATCAATGAGGCCATTGCCGCACCAACCGTTTAGGATTAATTATTTTAATTCGGTGATATTGAAAAAGACTTTTATTTATATAATGAATTAATGAAGACTGAAAAAATTAACATAAACAAAATTAAATTAAACCCAAACAATCCTCGTTTAATTAAGGATGACAAGTTTGCAAAGTTGGTACAGTCAATAAAAGACTTTCCAGAGATGTTAGAAATACGTCCAATTGTGGTAAATGATGACATGATTATATTAGGCGGTAATATGCGTTTTAAGGCATGCAAAGAAGCTGGGTTAAAGGAAGTATCAATTATTAAAGCAAGTGGCTTATCTGAGGAGAAACAAAGGGAATTTTTGATTAAAGATAATGTTAGTGGTGGCGAATGGGATTGGAGTTTATTACAAGAGTGGGATGCTTTGGAATTGGAAAGTTGGGGATTAGATTTGCCCGCTGAATTTGTTACTGAGTTGGAAGCTGAAGAGGATGACTTTGAAACACCCGAAGGTGGAATTGAAACGGATATTGTTTTGGGTGATTTATTTGAAATCGGGGAGCATCGGTTGTTATGTGGGGATAGTACTGATGTTGACATGGTTTTAAAATTAATAGGTGATAGTAAAAAGCTTTCAATTTATACAGACCCACCTTATGGTATTAATTTAGATGGGGATAATTCTAAAAGAGTTGGTGATAGTTCTATAATGAAAGGTGGTTTGAATTTAAAATCTTTTAAAGATGATACCATTCAATATGCCGTTGATGCTTTTAATATAACAAGAGAATTTAAACCATCAAAAGAAGTTTGGTGGGGAGCTAATTATTATTGTCATCATTTACCTCAATCAAATAATTGGCTTGTTTGGGATAAAAGAGTTGAAGATAAAATGAGAAATACAAATTCTGATTGTGAACTTGCTTATGTTATTGATGGGCATAATTCAGTTAGGATTTTTAGACATTTATGGAATGGTTTAATTAAAGCATCTGAAAAAGGAGAAAGAAGAGTTCATCCAACGCAAAAACCAATCGAGCTGGCATCATATTGTTTTAATGAATACGAAATGGGAAATGTGATTCTCGATTTATTTGGTGGTAGTGGTGCTACAATGGTGGCAGCTCATCAAACTAAAAGAAATTGTTTAATGATGGAATTTGAGCCTCATTACTGCCAAGTAATAATTGATAGAATGATTAAACTTGAACCAACAATTAAGATTAAAAAGAACGGAATAGATTATGCCAAGTAGCGACGGACACAAAAACTTAATCCCTTATAAGAAAGGGCAAACAGGAAACCCAAACGGAAGACCTCGTAAATTCGTTTGTCAACTCAAAGACATGGGTTATAACAAACAGGATATAAACCAAACCATCGAGAATATGATGGCTATGACTTTAAATGAATTAGCTGATATATTTAAAGATGAACACGCAACTATCTTAGAACGTACCATTGCAAATGCTATGCGTAAATCTTTAGAGAAAGGAACTTTATACAGCCTTGAAACTTTAATCAGTAGGGTGCATGGTGTGCCGAGCCAAACGATTAATCAGTTAATAACCGAGAAACCTATCTTTAACGGAATAGACATTAATGTTACAACGAACGACAGCCCAAGCGAAAATATCTAAACTCAATAAAAGAGTTCGGGTAGTAAGGGGCGGAACTTCTGCAAGTAAAACATTTACAATAGTTCCTTTCCTTATTGACTATGCTGTTAAAAATCCACTTGCTGAAATATCAATTGTTGCTGAAACTATCCCACATTTAAAGAGGGGTGCATTAAGGGACTTTCTTAAAATTATGGATATGATTGGAATGTACGAACCTGAGAACTTTAATAAGTCATCTTTAGTTTATACGTTTAGCAACGGTGCTTATATTGAGTTTTTTAGTGCGGATGCTGAAAGTAAATTAAGAGGTGCAAGACGTGATGTGCTATTTGTAAACGAATGCAATAATATAACTTGGGAGGCTTACTATCAATTAGCAATTAGAACACGTCGCTTTATTTATTTAGATTATAACCCTGTTAGTGAATTTTGGGTAGATACCGAATTAATTAACGATAGCGATACGGACTTTGTTGTTTTAACTTACAAAGATAATGAAGCCCTTGACTTATCAATTGTTAAAGAAATTGAGAAAGCAAAAGAGAAAGCACTAACATCAACTTACTGGGCTAATTGGTGGAGCGTTTATGGTTTGGGGAATATAGGTAGTTTGCAAGGAACGATATTTAACAACTGGCAACAATGCGAAACAATACCAAATGAAGCTGAATTTATATCATACGCAATTGACTGGGGTTTTACAAATGATCCAAGTGTTTTAACGGCTTGTTATAGATACAATGGTGCTTTATACTTCAAAGAATTAATATATCAAACAGGGCTAACGAATAGCGATATTATTGACAAGTTAAAAGAGTTGGGAGTTCAAAGAAATGAAATGATTGTTGCAGATTCAGCAGAGCCAAAAAGTATTGAGGACTTAAGACGTGCAGGTTTTAGAATAGAGGGTGCAAAGAAAGGACCCGACAGCATACGTAATTCAATTGATACTTTACAGCAATACGAAATGTTTATAACTAAGGACAGCCTAAATGCTATCAAGGAATTAAGAAATTACAAGTGGGCAACTGATAAGGATGGCAATATGTTAAACACACCTATTGATAGTCAAAATCATTTTTGCGACACAATTAGGTATCTCGCTTTAAACCGACTTAAAAAGTCAACTTTCTTTATTCAATAAACGTAAAACTCAAATAAATTACTATATTATTAAGATGAAAATACCTAAAAGATACGAAGATTTAACAGTTGAGCAGTTCCAAAAATTAGAGGAATTGAAAACAAATGATACTTTGGATAAACTAGACATGGCTGTTTTAAGGCTATCAATTTTATCGGGTGAGGATGTTGACTATATTGAATCACTTAGCCCTAAACAAGTTTACGACTATTTGTTAGATGCTTTCTTTTTAACTAAACCAATTACTAATTTAGCTTGCCCCGATGAAATTAAACTAGGTGGCGTTAAATTTAGATACATTAAAGATTTATACGATTATAATATTTGTCAAGAAAAAGATTGGAAAGAAATGGTAAGGGCAAACGAGGGTAACTATTTTAAAGTGCTGCCTGAGTTAATGGCTATTTGTCACCAAGAGTATGAGAG